GACGGCTGCACAGCAGAACGAAGAGCAGCAGGTGCTTGATAATGCTGTTAATACTGCTGAAGCTGCCGCACAGGCGGCACAGCAGAAAGATATGCAGTTACAGCAGGTTTTGGCGGAAATTGAAGAATTGAAACAGCAAAATCAGCAGCTGCAGGGCACGATTGATGAAATGTCAAGGCAGAATGCAGAAAACATTGTTGAAGAGGCTCTTGTTCCGCCTACGCTTGATATTAACGGTTTGGCGTTTGCGGATGAAGAAACACAGAGGTCAGCAATGGCACAGTATGCCGAAAAAATGGCGGCTTACAATCGTCAGCAGCTTATGAAGGAGCTGGAACCTTTTGTCGAGCAGGCAAGGGAAGGTATGCGTGAAAAGGAAAAGACTGAGGTTGTATCTGCTTTATCACAAGTGCCGGAGCTTGCCGGTATAGGCGACATACTGCCGCAGCTTGATACAATTATAGAAAACAATAAGTGGCTGCAGTCAGATGATATGCCAATGGATGAAAAGCTTATTAATGCTTATGCGATTGCAAGGGGAGTAAATGCTATAAACACTCCACCCGAGCCGCCTAAAGAACCGACAACGGAAGAGCTTATGGCCATTTATAACAGCAATCCTGCGTTCAGGGAAATGGTAGAAAAACAGAGACTTGAAGAAATAAAACAAAGTCAGCAAGTGCCAACTTTTGCCGCAAGCAGTGGTGCGGTAAATGCGGCACTAAATATAAAAGAAAAACCAAAGACCTTTGATGAAGTTCTTGGAATTTTAAAAGGTCAGATTTAGAAAGGAAGGATAAGAAATGATGACACAGAATTTAGCAGTAAATTCTACATTAACCAAAATGACAAAGGAAAATTATCTTCCTTTGTTCAACAATCAGCTGACAGTTAAGCCTTCGGCTTTTATGGCAGCAATCAAAAAAGTAAAACTTGACCATGACAGTATTGTGGCAGGTGCTCCTATCGGAATTAACGGCGGCTTTGGCTTTGGTGCAGAGGGCTTTGAGACCCCTGCAGCAGGCGGACAGCTTTACGAGAAGTTTGTTGCACGCCCCAAGGATATGTATGTAAACCTTGCTATATCTGTTAAGGCTACCAAGCTTGCAACAAAAGCGGGAGCTATGGTTGACGCACTCCATCAGGAGATTACATCAGCATATAACGCGGAGGAATGGAACATCGGCAGAGCCTTGTTCGGTGACGGAACAGGCAAGCTTGCCAACAGCGAGGCTGTGACTTCCAGTAATATGATTACTGTTGATGATACAACTAAGCTCAAAGAAGGTCTTATCATTGATGTTTATGCAAACGATGCAACGATTCCGCAGACAAACGGTGCGAAGAAGAGAATTACAAGTATCGACAGGGCAAATAAGACCATCACAATCTCGGGCGACCCTGTAACACTTGATAAAGGCTTTATTACCGTACAGAACTCTTATAACAGAGAAATTACAGGTCTTGGTGCCATATTTGATGATAACATCGATACACTTTATGGTGTTAAAAAGGCTGAAAATCCTGTTATTAAGCCTACTGTTGTAGACGCTGCCGGTGATGTTAATGATGATTTTATCACTGAGGCTCTTATGACAGCTGAGGATGACAAAAACTCAAAGGTTAACATGCTCCTGTGCGGCAGAGGTGCTTATACTCACTATGTAAATTATCTTAGAGAGAATAACATCCGCGTAGAGGAACGCTCAAAGGAAATTGCAGGTGGATTTAAGGGTATCAAGTTTATCGTTGGAAACCGCGAGGTTGATGTTGTATACGATAAGTTTGTGCCAAACGCTGAAATGTGGGGCGTTGAGACCTTTAATTGTGAGTATCATCATACTCCATGGGATTTTGCGGCTCTTGACGGGGCAGGTGCGTTTAATCTTATGGAGAACCAGAGTGTTTACAGAGCGTTGCTTGCAAGCTATGGTGAGCTTATATGCAAAAATCCGGGCGGCTGCGTTAAGATTACAAATTGTATTTAGTTATAGCATATTAGGGGTATGGAGCAATCTGTACCCCTGCATAACATTTTAAAAAAAGTGAATTGGCACTTGCTGAACAAAAAAATTAATCGGTGGTGATAAAAATGACCTTACTTGAAATATTTGAAAAGGTTAACTTGGTCGTTCCGCTTGAGCAAAGGCGTTTTTTTAACTACTTTGAGGATACAGTAAATGAGCTTTTAACTCTTTATGACGGGTTTGTGCTCAAAAAAAATGCAGAAAAGCTGTGGAATGAGTTGGAAAAACACGGACTTGATGCTGAATATGCGCCGCCAAAGGAATTGTGTGAGGATTGTATTGTGCTTCCGCTATATCACAATGCAATCGCAGATAATATTTTATTTCTGGCAGGCAGCGGAGAAGCTTATAAAAGTGAATTTATGAGAAAATCAAAGCTTGCTTACCTCAAATATTGGAATGACAATGCAAAAGGCAGACAAGTAAAGAAAACGGGGTGGTAAATATGTTTGACAGCGGAATTGCAGCTGCAAAGCTTGTTGAAGGTTTAAAAAATGAGGTTGATGTGGCAATTCCCATATCCGACACAAGCTATATTGTGTGGCTTAACAGCTTAGAGCAGCTTTTGTACAGCGAATTTGTACAGGAGCAGAGAGAGCTTGTGGTGGATAAGCCGGACAAGTCTGTTATTTCTTTAGGAGATATAGAGGTATCAGAGGGTGAGAACGGCGTGAGCTTTGAGGATATTTACACGGTCTATGCGGACAACACACAGCTTATAAAATCAACCGTCGCAAGCGGAGAAATTTTCCCTAACACTTTTTACAAAAAAGAGAATAACATGGGATACAATGTGGATTTTGCACCTCGTAAGCTGAGAATTATTTATTTTGTCAAACCGGCTATTAAAAAAGTTAATATAGTTGACGAAAAAGAAGAAATCGGAAATGGGAATGTGATGGTTCCCATTGAATTTATTGATTTGGTGAAGGCAAAGCTCAGAGGTGAAGCGTACAAGGTTGCAAATGAGGATGCACTTGCGGCGAAATGGATAAATGACTACAACATACTTTTAGAGACATTTAAGGCGTGGATTGGCGATAAATCTGCTAAATTTGGACTATAAGGAGTGTGTTCTATGGCGAAAAAGAAGAAAAAAGAAAACACACTTTCATATTTGCAAATGCCTTTGCCAGAGGGCGTTAAGTATTCCAAGATGACAAAGGTATCCTTCGGTGGTCTTAATAACAGATATACGCTTGATTCGGGCGAGTTGTCAATGGAAAGCAATATCTCTACTAAGGAATATCCTTATCTTACTCCATCGGAGAAAAGAACTGCTGTATTCGGCACAAATAAAACGCCTTACTATAAAAGCGATGACACAAAAATACCTATCAGTATGTTTGCATTTGATAATTTCATTGTAGTTGTATATTACGAAAAAGTGAGTGGGACAACACTTAAGGAATACATCAAGTTGGATTACATTACAGAAGATGGAACTGTGCATACAGGTATAATAAAATCCGGCACTATTACAGACGATGATTTATGCCAAAGAAGCATAGTGCAGTTTAATGTATATGATGTACCCACAGATGTATTGACAGGGCAATATGTGAAGAAGCTGCTTATCTTCCCTGATTGCGTATCTATGTTTATGAACATAGAAGAACGGATGGATGACTTTAATGCGGAAACCGCAGATATTAATACATTGTATTGGCATGAGAATGAAAACAAAAAAATATATACATATATAAAATCTGTTAAGGGTGACGATGGCGAGCATTACAGAGAAGAAACAACCGAAGGTATCAACGAGACAGATTCCGATGACAAGTATACAGGTAATTTCTTGTGCGACAATATGATTGTGGAGATAAAAGAGTTTTCGACATGGACAAAAACCGAAAAAGATGACGAAGGAAATACAACAACTACTACAATGGAAACTCCGCCTGAGACCGCAAGTCACAACTATTACTATTTCAATAAAGAAAACAATTTGACATATCGATGGATTGACGATGAAAGCGACAGTGCTAATTCCGGGTGGAAAGTAAGCACAGCACCTGCAATGCCCAAACTGAAATATGCTACAGTGCATTTATCAAGAGTATTTGGTGTAGATGATGACAGAGTATATGCAAGTGGCTTTAACAGCTACGGAAATTGGAATTTAGATGCCGTAGACGAGTACAACGAGAGTAACGCTTGGTGTAGTCCATCACAATCTAACACCAAAGCAGGCGGCGAATTTACAGGTATAACGACTTTCCAAAACCATGTTATATGTTTTAAGCGTGATTTTATGCACGAGATATATAACACGAAAAATCCGTTTAGATTGCAGGATATTTATGCCGAAGGTGCTATAGACAACAGAACCATACAAGATGTTGACGGCAGACTGATATTTGTATCGGAAGATGATGTTAAAATCTATACAGGCTCTAATCCTCGTATTATCGGCTATAACCTTAATATGCCGAGATATACATATGCAGTTTCAGGCACAGACAACAGAAACTACTTCCTCTACTGTGAGGATGGAAAATCCACTCCAAATCGCCATTTATATGTGTATGATACATTTACGGAAATGTGGTCGGAACAAGCTATAGAATACAAGGTTTTAAGCTTTGCACACAACAAAAATGGTATGTATATGCTTTGTGACAACGGCGAAATATACCAGATGGACACAGGTGATTACAACCACGAATGGAGCTTTGAGACCGATATTATCACAAATAAAACTGTTGATATTAAACACATTAAGAAATTGCAGATGCTTGTGGATATACCTGATGCCAATTCCAATATGCAAGTATATATCTTGTATGACAATGAGGTGTTTAATGAAGAGACATCACACTGCGTATTTTCAAGCAAGAAAAACGGCAGACTTCCCATAAGAGTAAAACCTCGCAACACAGCTAACTACGGTTTTAGGCTACATTTTAAAGGCAAGGGATATGCAAAGCTGTATGAGCTTGAGATATTTATAGAGCAAGGCGGTGCGTTGTATGTCTGATTATAACATAGACAAAATGGATTTTAAGCAGCTACGCAACGAGGTGCAGCTACTGCGTGACGAACTCGCTATAATGAAGCGTAAGTATGAGGATTTGCTATACAACCTTGATACCGACAACTTTTCGCAGAGAATTGTCAAACAGAGCAAGGATATGTATACCAAAATCGAGCAGACAGCAGAGGAAATTACCTTGCAGGCTGAAAAGGTTGATGCCAACGAGACCAATATAGCAACACTCCAAGTTACGGCAAAAGAAATTTCATCAGAGGTTACAGAAGTAAAAAACGATGTATCAACTAACTCAACAAAGATTACTCAAAATGCAAACGCAATTTCAGCCGTTGTTAGGGATGTAAACAATGTAAGTACACAAATATCAGATGTTTCCCAAACGGCAGACCGTATAAAGACTACTGTCTCTTCCGTATTTAAGGAAATAACAAAAGTTAGTAATAAAAAGTCTATGACAGATACAAGCAAAATCTATTCTCTCAACGGAGTGAATTATCATTACAACGATGTTTTGGATGATTGGGATGTAATAGAAGGAAACAGTATAGCAAGCAGTTTTGTCCAGACAGATAATGGATTTGTACTAACAGGCGATGTAAAAATAACAGAGATAGCACAAGTCGGTGGTGACTTGTATATTGGTAGTTACGATGATGATGGTTCTCATAAGAGAATACATTTTAACGAACGAGCGTGGATAGGAACTGCGAGTGACGGTGTTGGTGGCACAGCAGGATGTAGTGTTTCAGCCGCAAACTTTAATATGATAATGCAACCGAGCCGTATATACTTTATTGACCCCGATAATACGAGTAACTATATCTCACTTGCCGATTATGTTTCCGAAAACGGCGGCGGTGGAACCGTAACAGCTGTATTTGCGTAAGGTGGTGGTTGTATGACAGTTACACAGACGGCAAGCACACCAAGCAGTGTGACTATAACTGTAGAGGGTATGGCTGATAGCAGTTCCAGACAGACATATGTATGGATTACTGACACAATCGGAATAGGAGATTGGATGACATTAACAAATGCGGCTCAAAATGGCTACATAACAATACAGACAGATCCTTATGTAAATAATGGTGATATAAAAATCGGCATAGCAAAGGCGTATAGAGATTATAAAGTATGGCAATTTGAAGTTCGTGAATTGATAGATGAAAACGAAGATTATTATAATTGGGTTATAATTTCCACTATTTTGGGATTTGAATACGAGAACGCAAACACTAAAGTATCAGGTGAACCCATTGATATAACAGTTGAGGATTTAAGACAAATTAATCTGTTTGGTCTATACATTGATTGGTGGATTGGGAATGTAGAGGGTGTTTATTACCCTTTAGACGATGTTAATAGTGGAGACGATGTATATTGGTTTTATCTTGCAGACCCTGCTATTAACATCAACAATGCGGCATTCAAATGGAGCACAGAACTTGGTTGGCGGTATTCGGTGGTAGCCAGCTCGGCATCTGATATTGCGGATAGATGTACTTGGAGCGATGTGCCTTTTGAGGCTTTGTTCTTTAATGAGATGAAATGGGCAATCAATAATTTTATGATGTCGGTTTCTCATGAATAATTTATATTAAACAGGAAGGATGGTTTTAATGTATTTAAAACTAAAAAACACAGAGAGAACATTTGAAGTGGAAGCTCCAATTGAAAGGACAGTAAAAGGAGCAGAAACGGTCTTTTGGGTGATTACACTCAAAGTCAAAGAACTTCTTACCACAGAGGAAATTGACGAGCTGTTCTGTGCAGAGAACACAGAGGAAATGACATTTGTTACGCCTCTGCCAAATGGTACTGAGTATGAGTATGTTGTATCAGGATATACAAAGAAAGTATTCAGCATAATAAAGCATGAAAACAACGAATGTGAGTTGCAATTCTCAAAGGAGGCTGCTGCAAATGCGTAGGTTTAAGAAGGTTACAAACGGGTTCAATTTTGTATTTGAGGCTGAGATTGATGCCAAAGAGACAGCGATTTTGAAAATGCCTGCTGTATCGGCAAACAAAAGAGGTATAAACGATATAGGCTGGCAGACAGATGGTGATGTTACTCTTTACGGCACACTGTCCGAGAAGGCAAACAAGGAAAATGTGCTGTGGCAGGAGATAGGAGAAAAAGAGGATATAAACAAGACCGTATCTGCACTCAAGATTGTTAATAATGGTGGTGCGTGCAGAGTGGTCATAAGAGCAATTTTGAATTAGGGGTGATGCAATATGGTTAAAGGTAATGTTGCAAAGCAAAAGGAAAACGATGTTGCTGATTTGAATGAGGTTAAGAGTAATTTAAAACATCTTGAACAGAAAATAGGGGCTATGCCGATTATTGATTTCACAGACGAAAAATCGTTGGGTGATTGGGGTTGCGTAGAATGTGAAATGGACGAGGTTGTTTTAGGTGCAGAAATTTGGGTTGGAGGCTTTTTAACGGATACTCCAGATGATTTGGGTGGCAATGGAATTTGCGTTAATTATAGACAGATAGAAAGAAGAGAAGAAGGTTATTATTACTATCTTGCTCAATATTTTTTTGAGGGTGGTATGGGTGAGTATGTGTACATAATAGGAGGTCCAGTTTACTCCGGTTCATCACCAAGTGAAACAATAAAAGGTGAAAGAGGTATATTTTACAGGCAAAAAAAAGGTGAAGCCAAGATTGGTGAAATAGCATCAATAAATATGCTTGGTACAAAGTGGAAGAAATTTGCAACTACAGAAGACTTATCTTCGATAGAGGACTCTATTGAATTTAAAATAGGACTTATAGAAGATAGAATTGATAAAATAAATGAAAAATATAAGGGCGATTTGGATGAAAGTATTCCAATTGAATACTTTCATGGTGCCAATAACTATTTGGTAACAAAGGAAATTGATATATTACGCGTGTCAGAGTCGGCAAAAAATAAACCCACAAATATTGGTGGGGGTATTTGCTTTGTGATCGTTAGAGATGCTACAGATGAAGAACAAGAACGAGAGGGTCTTCTTGTGTCGCGTATTTATTCCTACATTGTAACACAAATATTTCTATCAGACAGTGGTGCAATGCATAAAAGAATATATAAATTTAGGATGGACGGTAATGTTACGGAATGGTCGCAATGGGAGCGAATTGATGTAAGCAGGACAGAGTTTGGTACAAAAGTTGCTGCACTTGAAACCTCTGTAGGCGACATCGAAATCGCACTTGACAATATTATTGCTATTCAAAATGAGTTGATAGGTGGTGAAAGTGTATGAGTGTAGCGGATAAATTAACAACCATAGCTGAAAATGAGCAAAAGGTATATGATGCTGGGTATGAAAAAGGCATAAGCGAAAACACAGGTACAAAATTGTCACAAATTGAAGATTGGCGATATTTCGATTACAACGGCTATAGAACAAAGGTAGTGTCTAATGATATGCAATATGAAGATACAAGTAATGGCATAAACTTTAACAGTATGTGCCGAGGTGATACTGCTTTAAGTAGCATACCATTACTTGATGTGAGTAAAGGAGCAGACTTTTCGTATATGTTTTATAGTTGTACTGCTTTAAGTAGCATACCATTACTTGACACGCATAAAGGAACAGATTTTTCGTATATGTTTAATGGTTGTACTGCTTTAACTGATGTACCACGGTTTAACATGGAAGCAGGACTGGATTTTAAATATATGTTCTATAACTGTTCCGCTTTATCTACTCACGTAAATTTTGTCATGAATGCAGGAACAGACTTTTCGTATATGTTTTATAGTTGTACAAGCTTAACTGAAATAGATAAATTTGAGGCAACTGGTGGGGCGAAGTTTGAGAGAATTTTTCAAAACTGCACTAAGTTAAAAACAGTTAAATCATGCAATATAAGTAACGCAAAAGATGTAGCTAATTTCTTCCGTGATTGCACAGCATTGACTATCGTACAAGGGCTTACTACAGAAAATTGTACAAAGTTAAGTTATATGTTTTACGGTTGCACCGCGTTAACCGAAGTACCTCAGTTTGATACGAGTGCATGTACAGAGTTACAATACACTTTTATTAATTGTAAGACACTAAAAACTATCCCACAGCTTGATTTAAGTGAATGCACTTCATTAAATAGCACGTTTCAAAATTGCACAGGTTTAACAGAACTGCCGCAACTTAACACAAGTAAAGTCAAGTCCTTTTATAATCTTGCTCATGGGTGTACGAATTTAACTACAATTAAACAGCTTGATTTAAGTAGTGCGACATCCGTAACCTATATGTTCAGTGGTTGCGGTAAATTGGAAAATATAACTTTTGTAGGGACAATAAGCATAACGGGGATAGATTTGTCGGCGTGTAAAAGCTTATCAAAAGCAAGCATTATGTCGGCAATAAATGTATTGTCAACAGTAGCAACAGGGCTAAATATAAAATTTTCGTTGGCAGCTGTAAACAATGCATTTGAAACAAGCGAAGGAGCGGCGGATGGTTCAACCTCTGCCGAATGGTTAGAACTTATAGCAACAAAATCAAACTGGACAATATCTTTATCTTAGGGGGTGTGAACAATGCAAACAGAGACTATAACAATGACAAAAATTATGGCTGCTGACGGAATGGTATTAACTGATGGTGAAGTATACGGCAAGGTTATTTTCCTTGCGACTACCGACAAAGCCGAAAACTACCACGAAATAACGGATGCGGAATATGCTGAAATCCTCAAAAAAGAGGAAGAAGCACATCAGGCAGAGCTTGAGGAAGATCTAAGAGTGGAATAGTTAAGACTTATCTATAAAGGAGGTGTGTGAGTTGAAAATAAAAATACCAATTACGGTTGATGTGTCGGGCGAAATGCCTGTTAAGCAATACATAACTGCAAAATGTGCCGACAATATGAGCCGTATATTACAGATTTCTCTTATAAATCGAGGGTGTCTGCTTGATATACCAAAGAATTCGGTTGTGGTTTTGAGGTGTGCAAAGCCTGATTATACATATACCGAGTCATTCGGAAGGGTTGAGGGCGGTAGGGCGGAATTCGAACTATCTGCTCAGACACTCGCTGTAACAGGATGCGTTAAGTGCGAGGTTCAGGTAATGTCGGGCGATGGCGAAAGCATACTGACATCATCGGCATTCGAAATCCATGTTTTACCGTCTGTAATTCCCGCTGATGCATTCGAGTCATCCGATGAGCCGCTTTCATTACCTGAGTTGGTTAAGGCTCTTAAGGTTGTAGGATATAAAACCGATAACGACGGCGAGGTGTTTAATGACTATGAAAAGAACATGGCAATTTCGCCGTTTAGTGCTACATTTGGTAATGACTGTCTTGCAGGCTCAAGGGCATTTACAATTATAGGTCTTGATATTTCGAATAAGACATATATTCTCGACAGTGCCGAGGGTCTTGAGATAGGCGATGTATATTCGGTGCATCTGTATTCTCAGGTAGAGAATTACGGTAAAATAACCGAAATTAACGGAAACCGAGTTACCGTTGACAAGTTTTTTGCAGACCGCGGAGTGTTAAATACTACAGATGAAGCAATCCGCGAAGACGGCTTTGATGCGGAAAAAAATACATTTCGAATTATTAAAAAGCCGCATGTGGGTACACGAAAGATTGGATGTGCCACTATTTCTGCAGGAGAGAGCAACAAGGTGCTGAGCAAGGGCGGTATTTCCTGTGGTGCGAGAAACGAGGTTCCAGGTTCGTATGCAGCTGCGTTTGGTAGGGACCATTATGCAGCATATTGCTCGCTTGTTGCAGGTGCATTGAATACGATTTACGGATTTACTTGCTTTGGTGCGGGTCAGGGGAACACGATTAACCATAATGTCTGGAGTTCTGCTGTAATTGGCAGCGGACTCATTTCGTCGGGTTCGTCTCAGCTTGTATGCGGTGCATATAATATTCCCGATACAGATAAGGTTTTAATTGCAGGTAATGGCACAAATGGTTCAAATAGGAGTAATGCTTTTACTGTTGACAGAAAGGGAGACGGTGTCTTTGCAGGTGATGTATATGCAAATGGCGGGGACAAGCTGTTGACTTCCCGATATGTAGGCTCATGGGCGGTTACATCATTTATAAGCGGAATAAGTGCAGCTTTTTCGGTTGAACTTGATTTTCCTGTCGTATATGACAACTGGAGAATTTATGTTGAAGGCAACGACCTCAGTGGAGCGATTGCAAAAGGTGAAAATTTTGTTACCGCACCTGTAATATTCGACAACGAGGATATAGTTGTCTCGTTTGAGAGAAATGACGAGACTGTTCTGTCAACAAGACTTGTAAAGCTTAATGAGGTTGGAAAAATAAAATATGGAAAATTAGTTCCGGAGGTAGAAGAAGATGAATAAGAAAAAGAGAAATGCAGGTATTGCCGGCGGTGCAGTAGCGGTCCTTGCGGCTGTGATTATTACACTGACAGGCACACAAGAAATCGAAATTGACTACAGCATAACACAGAAGAGCGAATATGTTACGGTTATGAATATCAATGTTCCGAATGAGAATGCTGATATTGCATCACTCTATTTAAACGGAGTTGAGGTTGACAAGACACTTTTACCAAACGGAAGCTTTACGGCAATTCCGCTTGTGTTTGAGGATTTGTCCTTGCTTGAGGTCAAGCTTTACAGCCTCGGTGAATACATAGGCTCGGCGAAATTTGAGGACAAGGCGGTGGATGGTGATGCGTAAAATTTTAGCTGCTCTTATTGTTGCCTTGCTGATTATATGCAACATTCATGTTTCCGCCGAAAGTGAGATTATCATTGACAACTGGTTTATTGATGAGACGGGAGCAGGTGAGGTCTACGGATATGTGAGCAACTATAGCGTAGATACTCAGGTTACATTTCTCGCAGTTTCCGATGATGGTTCGGGACAAGGGATTATATCGGGTGATACGATATTTGCAATTAATCAAATTACAGTTGGTAATAACGGAGCTTTTTTGTTTGAGTTTTATGTACCCTCAAAATTTTCTGCACAGTATGCAGTGTTGAGAGTCGGTAGCAACTCCGGAGCTGAAGCCGTAACAATTGCGTGCAATATGCCGACCATTCCGCCCGGCATTGAGAATGTGCCAAGCAACAGTGTAATATATGGTGCTGACACCTATAGGGTAGAAAGTATTTATCTTACTTCGGAATATGTAAGTGACAGTATTATATACGGTGGAAATAAAATCTATTATAAGCTCGGCGGCATGTGGTATGACTTGCTTGACCCTGAGGCTGACACTGCTGCATATCTTGTGCCTAAAAATGCGGTTAGTAATTCGGTAATGAAATCACTTGATTTAAGGTATTACTACGGCACTAAACGAAGACTTGAATTTGCGGAGGGCGGAGTATAATGGAAACAATAATTGCAGCAGTGATAAGTGCGTGTGCGGCTATTGTTGTTTGCCTTATCAGCAGTAATGCTCAAAACAAGAAAATTCTTACAGAAATGGACAAGCATAATGAATTGCAGGCGTATAAGCTTGAAGAATTGACTAAAACAGTTGATAAACACAATAAAGTGATAGAACGTGTTTACAAGCTTGAGAAGTCTGACGAGGTAGAAAAAGAACAAATCAAGGTTATAAATCATAGGATTGATGACCTTGAGGAATATCATAAGTAGGAGGATAAAATTATGAAAGTGACAAAAGGAACAATAGCGAGAACAATTATACTTGCTCTCGCACTCATAAATCAAGTTTTAACAGCTACAGGCAAAAATGTGATTAACATTGCTGATGAGGATATAAATACGCTGATTTCGACAGGTTTTACAATCGTAACAGCAATTGCGGCGTGGTGGAAGAACAACAGCTTTACAAAAGCGGCGCTCGAAGCTGATGAGATTATGAGAGAAGGCAAGGCTAATGCGAAAAATTAAAGTGTTTCTTGACCCCGGTCACAATCACAGCGGATATGATACAGGTGCGTACGGTTATGGACTTAAAGAACAAGATATTACATATCTGATTGCGGAAAAAGTAAAAGCAAAGCTTGAACGCACAGGGGTTAAGGTGAAGATGTCAAGAAATTCCATAACCGAGAATTGCAAAAACACCTCTATAATTGAGAGCCTGCGGCACCGTAGCGATATGGCAAATGAGTGGGGTGCGGATTACTTTGTGTCAATCCATTGTAATGCAGGTGGCGGAACAGGCACAGAGACATATGCTCGGGTTTATGGGTCAAAGGCATATAAACTCGCTGAAGCTGTTCAGTTCGTAATCATAAAAGACATTGGACTGTCGGACAGAGGAGTAAAAACTGAGGATTTTTCTGTGCTTGTAAGGACAAATATGCCTGCAATTCTTGTTGAAACAGCTTTTATTGATAAGCGGAAGGATGCAACCTTGCTTGGCAGTGAAGAGGGAAGAGAGCGTTTTGCATCAGCAATTACAAAAGGTATTGCAAATTATTTGAATATCAAATATGAGGAGGGATTAACCATGTCACAGTACGAAGAATTAAAAAATGATATAAAGGATTTGACCGAGACGGTGAAGATGCTTGCCAATGAGATTAAAAATCCCATGGTTTACAATTACATAGACGATAATATGCCAGAATGGGCGAGACCGACAATCCAAAAACTTGTAGACAAGGGTATTTTAAAAGGCGGAGATGATGGTCTTAACCTGACCGAAGATTTGATGCGTATTTTTGTTATCAATGACCGTGCAGGGTTATATGAGTAAAGGAAAAGGGCGGTGAATGATTGTTGGTGTATTTGAAAGATGTTGTGAATAATGTTTTTTATTCAGATAAAAAAGTAAGGGAAGCCGAACAAAAGAAATCAGCAGAATTGCAGCAAAAGATAAACAAGGTTTTTGGAGCAGGCGGGGCGGAGGTGAAAGAATCTGCCCTTACGCATATTAATCCTTTTCTCAACAAAGATGGTAATCTTGCAAATCCGTACATAGATTATCAGAAAATATTGGATAATCCAAGTGCAACGAGGACGGCGAAATTGTTTATACAAAACGCTACAGGACTTACGCCGAAAACAAAGACCGTAGAAGGACAAAATAATTTCACAGGCAACACAAGCGGCGGTTTCGGCATAAGTTCCGGCGGTAAGCTCGGTTTTATATCAGCGAAGTATGAAACAGGCGGTTATGATGGAGGAATGGTGTCATCGGGTTCGGGAGATTATGGCGGCATATCGTATGGTATACCTCAGTTTTCTACAACATCGGGCAGTGCAGATAAGTTTGTCAGCTGGCTTAAACAGAGTAATCCCGAAATGGGAAGCTATTTCGGCAACTCAAAGGCAGGTACAACAGAGTTTTCTAATGCATGGAAGCAAGTATACTCAAAGTATGGTGATGATTTCTCCGGTGTTCAAACTGCCTATGCGTATGACAATATGGTTAAACCTCTTGCGGAGCTTGCAAAACAGAAAACAGGCGTTGACTATACACGCTCCAATGCCCTTAAAGAACTGTTATACTCAACAGCAATACAATTTGGTTCTGGAAGCTTAGGCGTTTCAGGACTCGGCAATGTTACCGCCGATATGAGCGATACCGATATTATAAACGCATCGTATGATAAGAAGATTGCAAACTATAAGAGTTTCTTTAAGGACAGTAGCTCGGCTGTTCAGGAAGGCGTTAAAAATCGATTTATAAGAGAGAGAAATGATGTTCTTGGTTTGGTGGGAAACACCGCAGTTAACACCGGCAGCAACATCGCCAACGCCGCACAAAAATACATTGGCACGCCATATGTGTGGGGCGGAGAGAGTATGGATGAGGGTGGCATGGATTGCAGCGGATTCGTGTATAATGCGTTAAAAGATGCAGGGTACAATGTCGGAAGATTAACCGCACAGGGTTACAGGAGCTACGGCAAGGCAGTAAGCAAATCTGATATGCAGCAGGGCGACTTAATTTTTTATGGATCAGACAAGAATGATGCAACTCACATAGGAATTTATCTCGGCAACGGCAAGGTTATACAATCTTCGGGTGGTCGCAGTAATGATAAAAACAATCCCGGCAGGGGTGTATCTGTTGTAGATGTTGGTTACAGAAACGACTTTATAGAAGCAAGAAGAATATAAAATTTATAAATCATAAGGAGAGTATAAAATGGCGTATGCAATTAATCCATATAAGGAATTAGAAACAATTTACAATGCAAAGGTTGGCTACGGCAATGCAGCAACCGATGCAGAGCGAAACAAATACAATCAAATAGCTACCAAGGCAAGAAAGACCCTGTCTGATTACGACTATGGCAATTTGGTTTCACAGGTTAGTGCGGACGGAGCCACTGCGTCTGATGTTAAAAAAATTTTGGATTCGTATAAGCCTGTGACAAACACAGCTACAGGTACTTATAAAACAGGTGTAACCGGCAGTCCTGCCTTTGATGTAGCCGTAAATGAATCGCTGGCTTCCAATAAGAAGCGTGAAGATACTGTCTATAGCGACAGAAGCGATGTGCAGGGCAAATACAACGACATATACAATTACGCAAATCAGGACGTTACAAAGACCGATGAGTACAAATCTGCATTTAATAACATTATGCCATATTATAACTATCAGGCGATGATGGGCAGAGACAATCAGCTTGCAAGCGGCGCGGCATCAAACGGCGGCAATATTGACAGTTATGCGGCGGCTAATGCAATGCGACAGCAGGCAGCTCTTACATCAAAGGGACAGATGCTTGCTCATCAGATGGGACTTGATGCCTATAATTCAAGGATATCAAATATAACAAACATATTAAATAATTTGGGCGTATATAATAATTCGACGTATGCCGCATTACAGCAAAGCGTAAACAATTACGACAGAACAGCGAATACCATAAGCAATGCATTGAATGACCAAACCGACAGACTCGTTAAGCAATCTTCTGTTACGGGATATATTCCTAAAGAATGGCAGTATTCCAATAATCCGTATTTCAATACTGACGGCACTCTTAAAGATGTTTACACATCCGAGGCGTTTGATAACGATGGCGGTTTTACAACCATTATTAATAACGCAGAAGCACAGCTTAAAACAGAAACAGACCCCGTAAAACGTGCAAACTTAGAAGCAACAATAAACTACGCTAATCAGGCAAAGGCATATAAAACAGGTGCTTTTGAAAAGTATGCAAAATGGGCGAGCGAGGTAATGGGTACAACTCCTGAAGAGACTGCAGAAATGAAGCAATTTAGAACTAACAATGATACTGTTCTTAAGACTCTTAATGCAGAGACAGGTCTTAAAGAAAAAGAAATCAATGCTAATGTACAGATGAATGCTGATAATAATGCTTCCGCTATCGACCAAATTAATGCTAATGCTGAGGCACAAAAAAGTCTTCTTGATTATCAGTTAAACAACGGTGTTGTGCTTGATGAAGATGGCAATGTAGTATCGGTTGCAGGTAGAGAGGCTGCTGACGGTAGAGGAACAATTAATTTTATTGATGACCACTTTGAGCAAGATACAAATGGCAACTATTATGCAAAGAAGATTCCTGTAGGCGATATAGAGGGAACGGATGAGAATGGCAATTTAATTGCAGACAATCCCGAACTAAAAAGGTCAAACTCTCTTGGGTTGGATAGAAATGGTGATAGAATGGTTAATGCCGTGTTAGACCATGCCGCTAAAAATGGTGGAAAGTTGTCGATGGATGCGTTTATTGAATTTATTGTCGGACATTCAAATGAGTATAATACGGATGTTAGACAGCTTAAAAAAGTCCTTGCATATTTTGGTATAGATGCTTCGTATCTCGATGAATATGGTGTCGATAATGCCGGAGCAATCGGATGGGGTGATGGCGTGAAAAGAACAACACAAGAATAAATAAGGAGGCTGAAAAATGGCAACTATAGAAAAATATACATCCCAAAAAAACAATAAGAGCCAAGAACAAAACACACCTAAATTCATAAGTCGTGACGAAGCTCGTTTTTCGATTGGTATCGGTGATAAAAATTTTGGCACAGTAAGTTATGGTGCTTATAGGGCTGTCGAGAATAATACTCTCGACAGCTATGCACCGATAAATGAGGAAGAAAAAAGTGTTCTTGAGGCTTATAAGAAGCAAGCAGAGTCGTATGCTTTCAAGACTAAGTATGGCGACACGATAATGTCACGTATAATTCAGGATGGAGACAAAAGCATTGTTGTGCCAGGTTACTATGATGGTGCGATATTATCACAGGAGCAGGCTGAACAGCGATACAAGGCTACGGGCGAACACTTCGGAAAATTCAACACATCTGATGAGGCTATCAGCTATGCAAACAGGTTGAATACGGGCGGACTTTCTGCTTTGGGTGTTCGTAAGGCAAAGGAGATTGAGCCGCCAAAGGTAACTGATTATGCAAAATATGCCGCAGGCAGAGCCGCAGGCGGATTTACGGGAGCGTTGATTAAGCCTGTAGAATTGGCAGGGATTGCAGGCAATAAGACTGCGAGTTTCATAACAAGTCTTGGTGGATTAATGCCGAACAAGGTATCAAAATTTTATGACCAAGAGGTCAAAGGCATTCTTAACAAAGAATGGGCTCTTACAGAACAGTATCACAATAATATGGATTTACATGAACGCAAGTATGCTCTGGAGTCGGATAAAAAGAATTTTGTTGGAGGGCTTGCAGAAAGTGCGGGAAGTGTGGCAGGGGTCTTTGCATTTGGCGGACTTGGCAAATTTGGCTCTGCAGCTAATGGAGCAAATGCCGCGAAGAATATGACAACAACTGCATTAAAGGCTCAGGCTAATGCTACAAAGCTTACAAAGAGCATGAATATGGTGAAAAATGGTTTAAAGAGCTTTTTTACACCGCAGGATGTTTTGTTTGGAAGCACGGCAGCGATGTCGTCAGCACAGGAAGCGTACGAGAAGACAGGAAATGTCAATAAATCAATTACTTATGGATTAAGCAGCGGAATGCTTGAAATTGCCACCGAAAAAATGTTTGGTGGTTTTGCCGGAACAGGAATAGGTGATTCCGTTGTAAAATTTGCAACGAAGTATCCTGTTGTTAACAAAATTCTTGATGTAACAGGCGAAGCAATCGAAGAAGGAGCGGTTTCTCTTATTGACCCATTTTTGAGAAGTGCAACAGGAATTGAGGGCAAGATTGATATGCCGAGCGGCAAAGAGCTTGGACTAAGCATGCTGTCGGGTGTTTTGCTTTCGGGAATTATGGGTGCGGCAACATATCCTGTTAAAAAGAGTGAGTACAAGAAAACCGCAGAGGCGTTGAACAGCACTCTTGAAGCAATAAAAATTGCAATGCCTGATGCTGATGTGCCCGAAGCCTTAAATGTAAATAAAGCCAACGAAAAGACTATAAAAGAAAGACAAGAAACTATAAAGAAACTTGGCGAGAAATACAAAAGCAGAGTCGAGAAATTTGAGAACGCAACAGAAGAAATGCTTGCTGAGTATCGCGTACAGATGAGAGAATACCAGAAAAGTATTGTTTCCGAGTCGCAAATAAATTCTGAAACCGATGCGACAAAAAAGGCAACTTTACAGGCATTGAGAACTGCACAGCTTGATTATGCTGCGGATATGCAGCAGACTATTGACGATTTAGAGTCGGTTTTGACTTCGGGAGCAGATAAAGCAACCGTGAACCGTCTTTTTGGCGTGCAGACAGACGAAAGCTTTGTGCCTACATACATAGATGAAATGAGCGGCGAGCTTGTATCTG